TTCTAAATTAAAAAAACTTTCATCTCAACATAAGTCTCTTACTAATTCAGTAGAAGATGCTACTAAAAGAGAATCAATAGAAAATTTATACAGGTATACTAAAAATAAATACGACAAAGAAATAAATAGATTTGTGGATGACAAAGGACAGTTTAACAATGAATTATATAATCAAGCTCTTAATAATTACACTGCAGGAATGAATCAAATAAGTAAATTTGATACTATGAGAGCAGAAGAAAGACCTGATGAACGTACAGGATTAGAATCGTACGATGTTTCTTTAGCATCCGGCGGCCTGGCTAATTTAACAAGAACCATACCACCTGAAAAAGGGCCACAATCACAGGGCTTGGCTTCTTTCATGAAAAATGGTAAGAGATAGCGGAGAAAATAAATGGCAGAGATAGATAAAGCATTACCTAATACTATTAGCGATAAAATTAAATTTCCTAACGAGAAAGCGCTTCAAGCTGAACAGCAACAACAAACAGCTGACGCAATGAAGGAACCAGCTAATATTTTAGAAAACCCAGATGGCAGCGTTGATATCAATTTTGATCCTAACGCAGTACAACCTATTGAAGGTGGAGACCACTTTGCTAATTTAGCAGAATTATTACCAGATGATGTTTTAGATCCATTAGGAAGTTTATTAGTAACAGATTACACAGAATACAAATCTTCAAGAAAAGATTGGGAAAGAGCTTACACATCAGGATTAGATTTATTAGGTTTTAAATACGAAAATAGATCAGAACCTTTCAAAGGTGCATCAGGTGCAACACACCCTGTATTAGCAGAAGCGGTTACAGCATTTCAATCATTAGCTTACAAAGAATTATTACCTGCAGGCGGACCTGTAAGAACTCAGATTCTTGGAAAAATAGATCCAATGAAACAGCAACAAGCTGATCGTGTTAAAGATTTTATGAACTATCAGATTATGGACAAGATGCCAGAATACGAAGCAGAGTTTGACCAAATGTTATTTTATTTACCCTTAGCAGGATCTGCATTTAAAAAAGTTTACTACGATGAAATTATGCAAAGAACAGTTTCTAAATTTGTACCTGCTGATGATTTAGTTGTACCTTACACAGCAACATCTTTAGACGATTGCGAATCTATTATTCACATGGTTCGTATGACTGAGAATGAATTAAGAAAACAACAAGTTGGTGGATTCTATAGAGATATAGAACTTAACCCAGCACATTTAAACGAAACAGAAACAGAAGCTAAAGAGAGAAGATTAGAAGGAATGACAAAAGGAAGAGATGAACGTATGTTCACAATTCTAGAATGTCATATTAGTTTAGATTTAGAAGGCTTTGAAGATATGGGTAAAGATGGTGAGACAACAGGAATTAAACTTCCTTACATTGTATCTATAGAAGAAAGCTCAAGACAAATTTTAGCTATTAGAAGAAACTTTGAAATGAACGACCCTATGAAAAACAAGATTGATTATTTTGTTCACTTTAAATTTTTACCAGGTTTAGGATTTTACGGTTTTGGATTAATACACATGATTGGTGGATTATCTAGAACAGCAACAGCAGCATTACGACAATTATTAGATGCAGGTACATTATCTAATTTACCTGCAGGATTTAAAATGCGTGGAATCAAAATGAGAGATGAAGCACAATCTCTACAACCCGGAGAGTTCAGAGATGTTGATGCTCCTGGCGGAAACTTAAAAGACGCATTTATGATGCTTCCATTTAAGGAACCATCACAGACCTTATTATCACTTATGGGTGTCGTGGTATCTGCAGGACAAAGATTCGCTTCCATAGCGGACCTGCAAGTAGGAGATGGGAATCAACAAGCAGCAGTGGGCACGACAGTAGCTTTGTTGGAAAGAGGAAGCAGAACAATGTCAGCAATCCACAAAAGATTGTATGCCTCAATGAAAAAAGAATTTAATTTAATGGCAAGAGTTTTTAAACTTTATCTACCCCCCGTATATCCATACGATGTAGTTGGAGCACAGAGACAAATTAAGTCGACTGACTTTGACGACAGAGTAGATATACTGCCAGTTGCAGATCCAAATATATTTTCTCAAACACAGAGAATCTCTCTCGCCCAGACGGAATTGCAATTGGCAGCTTCAAATCCAAAAATGCACAATCAATATGCAGTGTACAGAAACATGTATGAAGCATTAGGTGTAAAAGATATTGATTTAATTTTAAAAAAACCAAAACCACCTACACCAAAAGATCCAGCATTAGAACACATTGATGCTTTAGCAGGGATTCCTTTTAAAGCTTATCCAGGTCAAGATCATCAAGCTCACATAACAGCTCACTTAAATTTTATGGGAACTAACATGGTTAGAAATGCACCTGCAGTAGGAGCAGCAATACAAAAAAATATTTTAGAACATATTTCTCTAATGGCACAAGAACAAATAGAATTAGAATTTAGAGAAGACCTACAAAAGATGCAACAAGCTACTATGGCTATGCAACAAAACCCACAGATGCAAATGCAACCTTCTCCTGAGATGCAACAAGCTCAAGTACAAATGCAAGTAACACAGAGAAAAATTGATGCAAGAAAAGCAGTTCTTATTGCTGAGATGATGGGAGACTTTGTGAAAGAAGAGAAAAAAATAACCTCTCAATTTGATAACGATCCTATTGCTAAATTAAGAGCAAGAGAACTTGACATCAGAGCACAAGACAACGAAGCAAAAAGAAAAGATGCTGAAGAGAGATTGAATTTAGAAAACATGAAGGCTATGATGAATCAAAGAAACAAAGATGAGAAGTTAGAACAAACTGAACAACTAGCAGAATTAAGAGCAGACACGTCAATAGAAAAAACAGAAATGACTAATGAAGCAAGAGAAAAATTAGCCATGATGAAACCAAGAGGAAACCCAAATGATAGATAAAAAAGAAAAGAAAACATTAAAGAAACATAAAATACACCATACGGCAAAACACATGGCATCAATGAAAAAAGATATGAAAAAAGGTATGACATTTAAAAAGTCACATAACAAAGCTATCAAAAAGGTAGGTGTGTAATGGCTTGGTTTGGATTAGCAAAATTAGCACTATCTGCTGGAAGCAAAATTTACGCAAATAGACAAAAAACTAAGATGGCTATGTCTGATGCACAACTAATGCATGCATCAAAAATGGCCAGTGGTGAGGAAGCTTACCAAGGTAAATTATTAGAATCTAGACAATCTGACTGGAAGGACGAGGCGGTATTAATAATCCTGTCAACGCCTATAGCAATTCTAGCTTGGGCAGTCGTATCGGACGACCCTACAGCAATGGACAAAGTAAAGCTATTTTTCGAGATGTTCTCAGAACTTCCTAAATGGTTTACTAATTTATGGATACTTGTAGTCGCTAGTATTTATGGTATAAAGGGTACTCAAATATTTAAAGGAGGGAAAAAATAATGGATAAAAAAATACCAAAAGAGAAAACAGGTTTTAATAAATTACCTGAGGCTGTTCAAGAAAAAATAAGCCCTAAACTTGCACAAGAGTTTAACATGGGTGGAATGGTTGACAAACGATCACCTTTTATGGGTGGTGGTATAGCTTACGCTGGTGGCGGAAAAGCTATGAAAAGAACTATGTTAAAAAAAGGTGGAAAAGTATAATGTTTACTAAAGGTGGAAAAGCTTATCAGTTTTTAAAAACAGTAGTAAAGCCTTCAGCAAAAAGAAATAAGACAAGAGAGTATAAAGAAAATTTGATGTTTAAAAGATTAGGCAATGAACAGAAAAAAATGGAAGATTTTGCTACAGAAAAAAGAAACAAAGCATCTAAAGAATTATTTAAAAAAAAATAAAGGAAGGAGATAAACAATGAGTCTATACGATAATATAAATGCAAAAAGAAAAAGAATAGCAGCTGGTTCAGGAGAAAAAATGAAATCAAAAGGAGATAAAGGCGCTCCAACTGATAAAAATTTTAAAGAAGCAGCTAAGACAGCTAAAAAACCTAAGAAAAAAAATAAGAAAAAAGTAACAGCGTAATGAGAACACATTTTAACGGAGGCGGAAGTGCAGCGTGGACTAGAAAAGAAGGTAAGTCCGAGTCGGGCGGCTTAAATCAAAAAGGCCGAGACAGCTACAAAGGCGGCACGTTAAAAGCACCTACGAAATCAAAAACAAATCCAAGACGTAAATCGTTTTGTGCAAGAATGAAAGGTATGAAAGCTAAATTGACTTCAGCTAAAACAGCAAGAGATCCAGATTCAAGAATAAACAAATCACTACGGAAGTGGGACTGTTAGTGGATCCATTAGTTTTAGTATCTAAATTACAAAGAATAATGCAAGACAACCTTCAAAGAGTAGGTGACGCTATGATAAGTGGAGGGGTTGACAATATGGAAAAATACCAATATATGTTAGGACAAGCGCGTACATATCAGTACGTATTACAGGAAATCTCTAGCCTGCTAGAACAGAAGGAGCAAAAAAATGAGCAAGGAACAGTTATCAACATCGACCGAGATCCCAAAGCATAAGAATGCTTTAGAAGAAAAATATCAAACAGCTACAAAACTTACAGAAGAAAAAGAACCATTAAATCCAGAAACGATTGAGCAACAAAGAACCCAGTTGCCTGAGCCTAGTGGCTGGAGAATTTTAGTTCTACCTTTCACACCGAAAGAGAAAACTAAAGGTGGTATTATCATAGCACAAGAATCATTAGAAAAATTACGTATAGCCACTAACTGTGGTTATGTAATCAAGTTAGGACCGTTGGCCTATCATGACAAAGAAAAATATCCAACAGGACCGTGGTGCAAAAAAGGTGAGTGGGTTATTTTTGCAAGATACGCAGGATCAAGATTACCCATCGAAGGCGGAGAAGTTCGTTTATTAAACGACGACGAGGTTTTAGGAACCATAGACAATCCTGAATCCGTACTTCATAACATTTAACAATTAAGGAGAAACTATGCCAGACACAGAAGAAGCAAAGAAAAAAGAACCGATGGTAGATTTAGATACTTCAGGACCTGAAGTAGATGTAGATATATCAGAGGATAAAAAAACTGAGGAAGTCAAACAAGTTCAAGAAGAAAAGATTGAAGTTATAGAAGATAAACAAGAAGCAGGAGACAAGGAACAAGAGACAACAGAAGAGAAGAAACCAGAATTAGAAGAATACAGTGAAGGTGTTCAAAAAAGAATTGCTAAACTAACTAAGAAATGGCGTGAAGCAGAGAGACAAAGAGAAGCTGCTTTAGAGTATGCTAAAACTGTTCAGCAAGAACACACACAACTAAAAACAAGATTTTCAAAGATGGAGCCAAATTATGTTAACGCTTTGGAAAATAGAGTAACGTCTGGACTAGAAGCAGCAAAAGCAAAACTTTCAACAGCAAGAGAAGCTGGTGATATTAATTCAGAAGTTGATGCACAAAAAGAAATAGCTAGACTTGGTATTGATGAAGCAAGAGTAAACGCTATGAAGGAAAGACAATCTGAAGCAAAAGAACAGATTGTTAGAACTCCAACACCACCTGTTGCTCAACAAAGACCAGATCCAAAAGCTGAAGCATGGGCTGAAAAAAACCCTTGGTTTGGAACAGACAATGCAATGACGTATACATCGTTTGATCACCATAAAGTACTTACTGAACAAGAAGGATATGACCCTAGTTCAGACGAATATTATGCAGAAGTTGATAAACGTATGGCTATTGACTTTCCCCATAAATTTGGTACAAAGGATAAAACGGTTACGACCAAACCAGCACAAACAGTAGCGTCAGCAACGCGAAGTGCAAGACCAGGTCGCAAAACTATGAGGCTCACATCGTCTCAAGTAGCAATTGCTAAAAAATTAGGTGTGCCATTAGAAGAGTATGCGAAACAATTAAAAATCACGGAAGGAATATAAGCATATGGAAGATAACAAAATAAAAACCTCACGTGCGAGTCAAACTAGGTCTAAAACAGAAAGACCAAAAGTATGGACTCCACCATCATCTTTAGATGCACCCCCTGCACCAGACGGGTTTAAACACAGATGGATAAGAGCTGAAAGCATGGGATTTGATGATACATCAAACATGTCAGCTAAGTTAAGATCAGGATATGAATTAGTGAGAGCTGATGAACATCCAGATAGTAATTATCCAACTGTCCAGACTGGAAAATATCAGGGAGTAATCGGAGTTGGTGGCTTGTTGCTAGCCAAGATACCAGATGAGATCGTTGAGTCGCGAAAAGAATACTTTGCAAAACAAGTTCAAGATAAGAACGACGCAATAGACAACGACCTTATGAAGGAACAGCATCCAAGTATGCCGATCAATAATGATCGACAGACTCGTGTAACCTTCGGTGGTACAAAGAAAAGTTAATTTTTTAACGATTCTCGGGTTAATCCCTACCAACGAATTAACAATTAACCCGTTTATGGGTAAAACCATAAACAGAATAAGGAAAACAATATGGCAAATAAAGATGCAGCTTTTGGTTTCAGACCGACAAGACACTTGTCTGGTGAAATCAGAGCAGAAGAGTATGCAATTGCTAACAACGCCTCAGGTTCCATTTTTGGTGGACAAGTCGTTGAAGCAGTAGCAGGCGGTGGTATTGAACCAGCAGCAGCGGGAGACACACAACAATTGGGTGTTTTCGGTGGTTGTTTTTTTACTGACCCCACAACAAGTAAACCTACATTTAAAGCTTCCTATACACAAGTCGCAGCAGCGGATATAGTGGCTACAGTGTATGCAGACCCAAATATCGTGTTTGAAGTACAACATGATGGTACTGGAACAGCGGCGATGAATAATTCAGCGTTTGATTTTACAGGAGTAGCAGGATCTGCTATTACTGGTCAATCGACTTCTGAGTTAGACACGTCTTCTTCAGGCACATCAGGCGGTTTTAAACAAATCGGTATATCAAAAGACCCGGACAACAGTGACGAAGCTACAGCAAATGCAAATGCATATGTTGTGTTCAACACTGGTGAACATGTCTTTAAATTAACAACAGGCGTATAATAGAATAGGAGTATTATTATGGCAATATCAAGAGCACAACTAGTTAAAGAACTAGAGCCAGGTTTGAATGCACTATTCGGCCTGGAATATAAGAACTATGCAGATGAGCACACTCAGATTTTCGATGTAGAAAATTCTGACAGGGCTTTCGAAGAAGAAGTAATGTTAAGTGGCTTCGCAAACGCTTCAGTTAAACCTGAAGGTTCAAGCGTAAACTACGATACAGCACAGGAATCTTTCACTGCTAGATACACTCACGAAACGCTTGCTTTAGCGTTCTCAATCACTGAAGAAGCGATTGAAGACAATTTGTATGACAGACTTGCGTCTAGATATACAAAAGCATTAGCTAGATCTATGGCTAACGCGAAACAAGTTAAAGCAGCAAATGTGTTAAACAACGCGTTTAGCTCATCTTTCACAGGCGGTGATGGAGTAGAACTTTGTTCTGCTGTTCACCCAATCGTTGCTGGAACGTTCAAAAATGAACTATCAACTGCAGCTGATCTTAACGAAACATCGTTAGAGCAGTCGTTAATTGATATCGCAGCAATGACTGATGAAAGAGGACTAAAAATTGCAGCAAAGGGAGTTAAAATGATAATTCCTTCTGCGCTTCAATTCACAGCTGAGAGATTAATGAAATCTCAAGGTAGAACTGGAACGGCTGACAATGACATCAACGCAGTTGGCAGCATGGGAATGATTCCACAAGGTTATGTGGTTAATCATTACTTGACTGACACAGATGCGTTTTTCATCAAAACTGATGTACCTAATGGACTGAAAATGTTTGTTAGAGCACCAGTAAAAACTTCGATGGAAGGCGACTTCGAAACTGGAAACGTTAGATACAAAGCTAGAGAGAGATATTCATTTGGATTCTCAGACCCTAGAGGTATCTTCGGATCACCAGGAGCAGCGTAGTCTAAATAAATAATTGTGAGGCGGCCTTAAAACCGCCTCATTTTTTTTGCAACGTACAAAACTCAATGAAAAAATTTTTAATTAAAATCACTGCCTACGGCTACATAACCGAGTTTAAAGTTATGGCTAATGATAGTTCTCAAGAACTAGAAAATGCTATACTTGACAAACTAGGAAAAAGTGATATTAATTGGGAGAAGTCAAATTTTTATAGTTTGACTAAAAAATGGTTAACCTTTGAGGAGATTAACGATGATGAACTTAAGAGACCTATACAAACAAAAAAGGTCCTTGGAGTTGAGTTGGGAGCAGGAGCATCTTAACGAGGGAAGATATACCCTTGATATGGTCAAAATAGACCATAAAGTTAGAGAAGTAATATCTGACATTAAGATGAAAGAAGCTGAGTTAGCACA